CAAGATTGTCATCAGACACAGCAGTACTAATTTGCATACGACCATTATTGCCTAGTTTTATACCAGTAACAGGATAACTATTAACTGTTTTGCCAACAAAGATATTACCACCACTGTCTATACGCATAGCTTCTGAGCCACGCATATTAACTACAAGTCTGGCATCTGAACCTTCACTATTTGCATCTACATCAATAGCTAACGCGCCTACAGAACTAGCTGCATTAATGCTATGGTCTGCACCAGTATTTGTAGCGGTTAGGTTTAATTTGCTATCAGTACCACTTACATCAATACTTGTGGTTGTAGCTACACCACCAGTAATATCTACACCTGCTGAAGTAGTTGCTAACTTTTCTGCATTATCATAGTAAAGTTTTACAGCACCATCTGCTGTAGCTGTGATGCTTTCTTCACCATCTTTAGCTTGCAGTTTAGCAACACCACTATCATTAAATAATTTAAGAGCCATTATACAATCGTCCAAGTTGAGCCAGAAGGAACTGTAACACTAACACCACTTGATACAGTAATTGGGCCAGCAGTCATAGCGTTTTTGTTAGTAGTAATCGTATAGTCAGTGTCTACTGTCTGGTCATTCTCATAGAACACTTGGTCATCACCACCACCTGTAGCACCTGCACTTATACCTGTTAAGTTAGAACCATCGCCAGTGTATGTTGTTGCGGCTACTGTACCAGTTACGTCTATGCCTGTGGCTGTTGTACTAAGTTTTGGTGCGTTATTATGGTATAGCTCAACTTCCGCACCATCTATGGCTTTAATCATATTTGTAAAGCCAGACGTACCTCTTAAGAAGATTTCACTGCTACCATCTATATATAAGCTACCAGTACCTGAGTCTCTTATTACGCTAGCACCACCTGTATGGTAAATCTGCAAGTCACTATCAGCACCAAAGATAGCTTTGTTAACATCACCAAAGTTAATGTCGCCAGACGTTGTTAAACCATCTGTAGTTATTGTGCCTGTTACATCTACGCCTGTTGCAGTAGTAGAAAGTTTAGCACTGTTTTGATGTGCTAAAGTTACACCACCAGAACCACTAGTTATACTTAAACCAGTACCAGTAGTAACTAACCTACCATCGTAATCATCAGAGTTGGGTGATTTTAAATCAATAAAAGCTCCTGAATCACCACCAATTTCAATGCTACCATAGCCAGCAGCACCATCTAAAATCATGCCACCAGTTATGTTGATGTTACCAGTGCCAGTAATAGACTTAGAGTTTAGGTCTAAGGTACCACCTAGCTGTGGAGTAGTATCATCTACTACGTCACCACTTGCTACAACACCCCAAGAAGTAACACTACCATCTGTAGTTAAATACTTACCTGAGTTACCTGTTTGGTCTGGAGTAAAACTAGCAGCAGTTACTGCACTAGCTGCGGCAGCAGAAGCAGAACTAGCTGCATTAGTAGCACTTGTACTTGCTGCACTAGCACTGTTGCTTGCATTTGTAGCTGACGTACTGGCTGCTGATGCACTGTTAGATGCGTTGGTAGCTGACGTAGAAGCGTTACTAGCACTTGTTGATGCAGCACTAGCAGAATTACTAGCGTTTGTTTCTGATGTAGCTGCTGCACTTGCAGAGTTACTAGCGGCAGTAGCTGATGTACTAGCGTTAGACGCAGATGTAGAAGCTGCTGAAGCAGAACTTGCTGCGTTAGTTTCAGCAGTCTCAGCGTTAGTCTCTGCTGTTTCTGCTGCTGTCTGAGCTGTCTGTGCGTTAGTTGCTGCTGTACTAGCAGTTGACGCTGATGTGCTTGCAGAGCTTGCTGAAGAAGCTGCTGCTGTTGCACTTGAAGATGCTTCACTTGCTTTTGTAGTAGCAGTTGAAGCTGAGTTACTAGCTGAAGTTGCAGAGCTAGATGCGCTCGATGCAGAGCTTGCAGCATTGGTAGCGGAAGTAGCGGCTTCTGTAGCTTTTGCAGTTACAGCATTAATTGTAATGTCAGTAGTAGCATCACCTGCTCCACCATCACCTCGATATATTGCCATGTACTACCCCAAGAATCGTTTAAATAATATAGTGGCTAAAGCACCCATAAACGATGCTAAACTAAGACCTACCCAAAATGCGCCACGCGACCGATTGGCTAGCTCTAATAATTCTTTTAGGTCAAGCTCCATTGAGCCTACCTTTTCTTCTAATGATTCTACTTTACTAAGTAGCTTCCCATATTCTATTGGGTCTATCTCTTTCATAACATGTCCTAGTAAAGAAAGGGGCTACCTAAGTAACCCCTCGCATAGTTAGTTTAATTATGCAGGAACTGCAACAACCAAACCAGACTCAGGACGAACTGTCTTAACACCATACAGTGTATCAGCAGTCATTAGATCACCTAAGAACTCTTGCTTGTACTGAGTTTGAGTACGAATACCCATTTGCTCAGCAAGAACCATACCATCTTTTTGACCCATGATAGCTGCTTTAATATCACCACCAGCATCATTAGCAGCAGCAGTTTCAATAACTGGGCAGTTGCTAGATACATAGATGTCAATACCATATAGGCTACCAATTTGACCAGTCATGATACCACGACCATCTACAAAGTCAGATGAATTGTAGCGATCAATACCCATAATAGTGTTACGAACACTAGGAGGGATTACTAGGAAACGACCTTCCATTGGAACATCATTGTCATCTAGTGCCTGTACCAACTCACGAAACGCAAGGTCAGTGAATAAGTCAGTAGCAGCTACAGTGTCAGCAGCGTAGGCAGCGATGCCATTTGCTCCATCAATGTAGAAGCTGTTAGAATGAACCCAGTCAGAACCAGCGCCATTGTCATCACCAAAAGTTTTACCCAGTGCGAATAGGTCATCGTCTACCTGCTTAGATAGAGCGTAACCAGCATCTTCTGTGTAGAAGCGACGTAGTGATGGCTGTGCTTGAACGTCAGTAATATCTTCAATCAAACGAGAGTACTCGTAGTGCTTGTTGATAGCTACCTGTACTTCAGACTCAGTTGCAGCAATCAATGTTACTTGAGTAGATGCAGCTTTAACTGAAGCAGAGCCACGAGTAGGAGAAGGGATATGGATAGTATCTCCTTTCTTACCTGTGTGTGACATTTTGTTTACAAGATTCGCTAATACAAGGTTCTTCTTGTATGCAGCGATAATTTCGTCAGACCAAATCTCTGGGATAAATGTAGCCGCAGTAGTATTGGTTACGTGATTAGTACCTAGTGCCATTTTCTTTAATACCTTTTATAAGTTAAATAGTTTATTTAACCCTGCCTTCAGCATATGCTCTGTCAAATTCTTCAACGTTCGCATAATACCTGTCAGGGTCAGTCATCATTAAATTGACTATGTCTGAACGTCTGTAAATTTTTCTTGACATTGGCTCGCCTGAACCTTTGCCACCTGTAGAAGCTGCTTTAAGTTGCTGCTTACGATCTTTCTCATTAACTTCTTTTGCCTTAGACACATTACTTCTACGTTCACCCCATGTAGAAAGCAATTCATCAGCAGCATCAAAATCAAATTGATCAGCTCGTTGCAATAACTCTGTTCGTACTTTAGATCCCTTAACCCAATCTATAAAATCAGGGTCTTGGATAGTGTCAATATAATCTGGATACTTACTAGAAATTTGTGACTTTACTTCTTGTCGCTGTTGCTTAATAAGTAGTTCTTTAACTTCTCTAAGTTCTGGATTATTTTGAATACGAGCATCAACACCTGCTTCAGGATCTTCAAAAAAATCTACAATCCTTTCATCTTTGGGCTTCTCTTTGACTTCTTCGCTCTTTGACTTAATGAAATCATCAACAGTTCTACGAAGATCTCCTAACTCAGTACCCTGACGACCAACCAGCTTTTCAACTTCTTGGTGCATCTGTACTATTTCTTGCATGGACTTGTTTTCGTATTTCTTAGGAGGTGTCCATTCTTCTTCGTTTTGAGCTTCTTCTGTTACCTGAGTTTCCTCAGCATCTTGTACGTCTGTAGTATCTTGTGGGGTATCTTCATTAAGAAGGTTCACAAGTTGCTCATTTTCGCTAAGCTCAATCTCTTGGTTTTCATCAAGGGGTTCGATTACTCTAGTCATTTTAATGTCTCCTGTACTATATAAGTATTATAGGAATTAAGTTAAAGCACCTTTCTCATGATCCTTTGCCCATTTTAAATCTTTGTCAGGCCAGCCATGACCTTTAAAGATAGTTGGAACAGGAGAAATTATGCGCTTTGCTGTAAGGGCACATTCAGGACAAGTCACTTCTTTTGTATTAGAGGTTACGAAATGTTCTGTAATGTGATGGTTGTCACAGGAAAAATCAAACAGCATTTTAGCCATTAGTCTTCTTCCTGAGAATCTTCTTGGAGAGATTCATAAGTAAGACTTATCGAATCTTCCCACATTAGAAGTCTTTGAAATACTTGAAGTTGCCCCTGTAATAGATGCAGTTCTTTTGCATCTTGGGGTGTAAGTATGTTATTAACAGATTCAGCAGCAGATTTAGAGTCAGCCATAAACTGCTTCCAACCTTCTGTCTGAAACAAATCAAAATAAGTATTATAGTATTGTTCTACTTCAGGTTCTAAACTCATTAGATTATCCTTATATTATATCATAGTTTTAGTGGATTGTAAAGAATTAATTATTACCTTTCATTTGCATCTTTACCATTTCTTCTTTCGTGTCAAGTTCTTTCTCTTTAAGCTGTAGCTCTGCAAACTTAACTACCTTTTCAAATTCACCTGTTGGCATTGTCTTAGCCAGCGCAGTAATTCGTTTAGTTTCTTCTTCCATTGGCAGTAACTGTGTTTCTACTTGATTCTGTTGTACACGAGTCATAGTCTCTGCTGTCTGTGCTTGTATATTTTCTAGCGTAGCTTTAGCAGTAGCCATCTGTAGTTGCTGTGCCATTTGCTGCATTTGTTGCTGCTCAGGATTAGGCTGATTAACTTCTCGTAGTTGTTTTAGTATAT